GGAGCGCTGAATAAGGCGATGGAACGCAACCTGGATGTGATCACGTTGTTTTTTTTCATGTTTAAAAATAGAAAGGTGGTGGCTCAGTGAGTGAGTAGATATAAAAAGTTGACACCTAAGCAGGAAAAATTTGTTCAAGGTATTGTTGCTGGGCTGTCACAAAGACAAGCTTATAAACAAGCTGGATATAGTGTTAAAAATAAAGACGATAATTATATAGATAGTAACGCATCAAGGCTCATGAAGAATACTAAGGTAATGACAAGATACCGTGACCTAATCAAAGAGTCGTCAAATATGGTCTTGTGGAGTAGGGAGCAATCTTTCACTGAATATGAATGGCTTAAAAATAAAGCGAAAGAAACAATTCAAAATGAAGGTCTTCGAAAAGCATCTTCTGATGCATTCTTGGAATCTTTAGAGGGTATGAACAAAATGGCCTTTAGAGATTTAGAATTGGCTGACAAGAAACTAAAAGCCGAAATCGAGAAGATTTATGCAGATATTCAAGAAGATGATACACAAGAAAACAAATTGTCTGAGTATTTCGATTTATTAGGTGATGCCATTGACGATGAGTAAATTATACACTCCGAAACAATTGGAGATATTAAAACGATCAAGAGAAAAAGATTGGTTTATGATGATCAATCATGGCGCAGTACGTTCAGGAAAGACAGTCTTAGACAATGATTTGTTTTTATTTGAATTATTGAGAGCCAGACAAAACGCAAACTTAGAAAACAAAGACCCCATGTATATTTTGGGAGCGACAACCGCTGGAACCTTACAAACAAACATCCTCAAAGAAATAACAAGTAAATATGATATTGAATTTAAGTTTGACCGCTATGGAAACTTCACTTTGTTTGGGGTTTACGTCGTTACGACATTTACATCCTCCATTGCAGGGTTGAAATCCATTCGTGGGATGACTTCTTATGGGGCTTACATCAACGAGGCAACACTCGCCAATAAAGAAGTCTTTGATGAAATTATTAACCGTTGTTCAGGACTTGGTGCTCGAATTGTTCTTGATACCAACCCTGATCATCCGCAGCATTACTTAAAGGTTGATTACATTGACAAAGCAGATGGTGAAAGAATCATCTCTAATCATTTTACCGTATTTGACAACAACTTTTTAAATCAACGCTATGTGGATAACCTGATTGTGACGACACCAAGTGGCGTGTTTACTGATCGTGGTATTTACGGACGGTGGACATCCGGTGAAGGGGCAGTTTATCGTGATTTCGACGAGAACAAACATTATGTGGATGATATTCCTCATCTCGTTGAGTATTATGCAGGAGTGGACTGGGGTTATGAACACTGGGGTTCAATTGTTGTTGTGGGTGAAACCTCCGATGGTACAACGTACTTAATTGAGGAACATGCCGAACAACATGAAGAAATCGATTATTGGGTGAAAGTTGCACGAGGAATACAGAATCGATATGGAAATATTCCTTTCTATGCAGACTCTGCTAGACCGGAGCATGTGGCTCGATTTAATCGTGAAAACATTAAAACATACAATGCAAACAAAGCCGTCTTATCGGGTATAGAAGAAGTATCTAAGCTTTTAAAATCCGATAAGTTTTTTGTTTATGAACCGAAAGTTAAAAAGTTTAAAGAAGAAATTTATCAATATATTTGGAATGAAAAAACAGGAGAACCTCAAAAAGAACACGATGATGTTTTGGATGCTTTGAGATATGCCATTTACTCACATGGTCGTGTAGGTTCCGGAATGAAACTATTCAAGAGAGGAGTGTAAGATTGATTTACTTAGACAAAAAATATAAGAAATTTACTTGTGACAAAGACATTGAAATCACCTCTGATTTAATTGAAGAAGCTATTCTAATGCACCAAATAGAATTAGTTCCTCATTATGTGGAAAACGAGGATATGTATTTAACAGACCATCCGATTTTACATCGTGAAGATCGTCCGGATTATAAACCCGACAATCGAATGGTTGTAAATACGGCTAAATACATCGTAGATACCTTTGAAGGTTATCGAATGGGAAACCCGATTAAATTATCACACGATAATAAGAGTGTCGATGATTTTATTAATGAATTCAGACAATCCAATGATATGCAAGATAAAGAACCCGAAGTTTCTAAAGACACCAGTATCTTTGGACATTCTTTTTTATACGTGTTTCAACGTGAAACAGGAGAAACCGGAGTCGCTTATGAATCACCTATTTATATGTTTATTGTTTATGATGACACGATTGAGGAAAATCCTTTATTTGCTGTTCGTTATGCATTGGATGGTTATAGTGGTATTCGATTCGGTGAAGTTATCACGGTGGATGAGATTATAAAGATTGAACCGAATGATGATTTAATTGTTCATCTGGGTGAAAGTAAATCCCACATTTATGATTATTTGCCGGTGATTGAGGTAACCTCTAATGAGGAACGTCAAGGGTTATTTGATAGTGTTAAAACACTGATCAATGGTTTAAATGACGCAATCAGTGCTAAAGCAGATGATGTGCAGTATTTTGCGGAAGCTTATTTAAAAATCACTGGTGTGGAAATGGATGATGACGATGGTGAAATGATTGGTGAGAGTCGAATTCTTAATCTATTCACTTACGATGATAAAAGAACAGTCGATGCTGAATTTATGCAAAAACCATCCGCTGATGAAACACAAGAAAACCTCATCGATCATCTGTGGTCAATGATTTTTACAATCTCAATGGTTGCAAACATTTCGGATGAGAACTTTGGATCAAATGAATCAGGTATTGCGATGGCTTATAAAATGCAAGCAATGAGTAACTTAGCAAAAGTTAAAGATAGAAAGTTTGAGTCGGCACTGGATGATTTATATCGAGTGGTTTTTTGTGTACCAAACAATCAAGTGAAACCCGATGATTACAAACAGATCGAATACACCTTTACTCGTAACGTACCGAAAAACGTCAAAGAAGAAGCAGAAATTGTTGAGATGCTGGACATGCACGTTACGGATGAAACGAAATTATCTGTGTTATCGATTCTTGACAATGCAAAAGCAGAAATTGACAAAATGGAAAAACAAGAAAAAGAAAGAAGTTTACCTCCACAACGCAGACCAGATGAAGAATCTGAGGACGATGAGGAGGTAGACGATGTCGAAACACGAAGAGTATTGGACGAAGAGACTGAATGACATTCTAACCCATATAGACCGTGAAGATATCGATATATTTGATGAATTAAACCGAATGTATCAGAAAGCGTCAAAAGAGCTACAAGACGAGATATTTGAGTTCTATGGGAAGTATGCAACAGATAATAATATCAGTAAATCAGAAGCCAAAAAACGATTGCGAGGTACAGATCTATCAGATTATCAAGAAAATGCTCGGAAGTATCGAGAGGAAGCAAGGGATAACCCAGAATTACTTGAGCGACTCAATGAGCAATATGTTTCAAGTAAGGTGACACGCTTAGAAGCTCTTTATTTAGAGGTCGTCTATGTAACTGGTGTATTAAACGGTGAAATGCAGTTGCTTTTCAGTGATTATCTAAAAAGAGTAGCTCAGCATTCTTATTCCAAAGTAATGGGTGGATTAAGCGATAGTACACTAAGCCCTCATGTATTGGAACAGATTATTTCACAACCTTGGGATGGTTATAACTATTCAGAAGCCCTTTGGGGGAACACAGATCATTTAGCACAGAATTTAAAAGATACATTGCTAAATGGATTCATCAAAGGACATCATCCGCGACAAATGGCACAAGGTATTCGTAAAGAATATGGTGTAGCTCGTTCAAGAGCGGAAACATTAGTCCGTACAGACGGCACACATGTTGTCAATAATGCAAGTATGCGGCGTTATAAAGACGCTGGATTAACAAAGTATAAGATCCATGTGCATATTGATGATCGAACGACCAAAATCTGTCGGAATGTTCACCAAGCGGATGAAGAATATCTCATTAGTGAAGCAAAACCCGGAATCAATTTACCTCCTCTCCATTACAACTGTCGAAGTACCGTGATTCCATTGGAGGAGGAAATTAATATTGATTTATGATGACGATAAAATCATTGAAATGAAACAACAAGGAAAAACTTGGGATGAAATCGGTGAATATTTTGGTATTAAAGGTGAGAAAGTCCGTGGATATGCTCGTAAACAAGATTGGTATAAACAAATTAAACAATCCGATCCGCATGATAAGGCGAATGAGAAGCACAAACAAACCTACCAAAAAGACGGTAGTATTTCCTCTGAAATTCAGCGGCAACTCAAGGAAAAGAAAACATTTACAAAAGATGAATTGTTAGAAATACATGCGTTAGATTCTAATGAGTTCCAAATTCGGACAATTACATCCAACGAATGGAGTATGACAAATGCTGAAGGTGATAAATATTGGAACTTTCAATCAAAGATCGTTGCTGAACCGAGAGTTCAAGAGATTACACCTGAATTTATAGCGAACCTGTTTGAGAATGTAAACCCAAAAGAGATTGCGTTGAACCTTAATGAAGTGCCTGATAGTTATTTATTGATTCCATTATCTGATTTCCATTGGGGATTAAACTATGCGGATGATTATGCCTATTTAAAGAAAGAAATCCAAGACTTAATTATTGAAGGTCATTCAGAAATACTATTTGTTTTAAATGGCGATTTCTTTCATGTAGATAACTTCATGAATACAACCGAACGAGGTACACGAGTAGACGATGTTGACTTTGAACGTGCAACAGAGGACGCATATAGCTTCATTGTGGATCTTTTACATTGTGCTTTGGAACATAGCCCTTATGTGAAATTAAGCTATCTTCCGGGCAACCACGCGCCTTCTGTGGATTACATGTTTACATACGGACTCGCAAAATTGTTTCCGCAAGTTGAAATCGATGGAGCAATTGATCACTTCAAACACGCGTGGTTGGGAGAGCACTCAATCTTCTTACATCACGGTGATAAACGCCGGACAAGTACCAAGTTATTGGAAGTTATCGTAAGTAAGTTTTCAAGTGAGTGGGGGGAAAGTAAATCTCGGTATTTGATTACTGGTCACTTTCACCATGAAAAATCATTAAGTAACGCAGGAGTTACACATTATCAGGTATCTTCTCCAAGTAAGAATACAGATTACGAGAAAAACAATGGTTACATAACCTCTGAAAATGGCTTAATGGTTTTTGAATTCGATGATGTAAAGCGCAGGGCAATTTATTATTTATAGAAAGTGGTGATTAAATGGAAGATGAATTGTTACAACTGATTAATGGACTGGCAGTAGAAATCAATTCTTTACGTAGAGAGTTAGAACGAAAAGTTGACAAGGATGAAATTATCGATCAAATAAATAATAGAGAAGAAGGATTAAGAATTAATTCAGATAAAATTCTTATTGATGGAGAAACATCCATTGAAAATGGCTCAATTTCTAGTGCCAAAATTGTGAGTCTTGAAGCAAACAAAATAATGGGAGACATTAAATCTGAGATTTAGTCACTTACATAAGTAGGTGGCTATTTTTATTGTCCAAACCTTGCTTACTGACGTTAAAAGATGCATGAGATTCGTGGAGGTTGCACGTAAAAGCGTAAGAGGAGAAAACAAAATGGAAAAAGATTTATTAAAAATGAATTTGCAATACTTTGCTGAGGATCCTAATGACAAGGGTGGTTCTAAGGATGATCCGGACAATCCAAAAGACCCAGAAGAACCTAACACAGAGGATGAAAAAACAGTATCAGTTGCTGAAATGCAAAGACGTATTAAGAAAGAACAAGAGAGATTCGAAGATTACCAAAGAGAACTCGAGGATAAATTCGAGGAAAAGCTCAATGAAGCGGAAAAACTTCGAAAAATGAATGAAGAAGAAAAACAAAAATACGAACAAGAAAAGAAAGATAAACGTATTGAAGAATTAGAAAACCAATTGAATCGTCATGGTTTGGAGAAAGAAGCAACAAGTATGTTGGCAGAACACGATATTCCAATCAGCGATGAAGTTTTCAATGTTGTTGTTGGAGGTGACGCAGACCAAACAAAAGAGAAAGTTGATTGGTTTGTAGAACTCATTGATGGAATTGCTGAGAAGAAAATTGAGGATTACAAGAAAGGTGAAACACCGAAAAGCACGAAAGGTGCGCCATCATCAGCAAGTAAGAATCCATTCAGCGAAGAACATTTTAATCTAACCGAACAAGGTAGATTACTGAAAGATAATCCAGAACTATACGAAAAATTAAAGGCGCAAGCTAAATAAAAAGGAGAAATGATAAATGGTTACAAGATTAGAAGATGTTATTCAACCAGAAGTATTTACAAATTATGTTATTAAACGAACAGAAGAAAAGTCAGCATTACTACAAAGTGGAATTATCGAACGAAACGCAGAATTTGATGCTTTAGCAAGCACTCCAAATACACTGATCAACATGCCATTCTGGAATGACTTAGATGGTGAGGATGAGGTCATTACTGACGATGGTAAATTTAAAGCTGGAAAAATCACATCCAGTAAAGACGTCGCTCGTAAACAAATGAGAGGTCGTATGTGGGGAGCGAATGGTTTATCTGCTTACCTATCAGGTGATGACCCAATGGGAGCAATTGCGGACTTAGTATCTGATTACTGGGCACGTCGTGAGCAAAAGATGTTACTAGCAACGTTAGATGGTGTTTTCAAAGCTTCTAACATGAAAGCAAATGTATTAGACATCACTGGTGAATCAGGTGACGCTGGTGTCTTAACTGGCGAAACATTTATTGACGCTACACAGTTATTGGGTGATAACAAAGCACTACTAACTGGAGTTATGATGCACTCAGCGGTTGAATCTCACCTTAAAAAGTTAGATTTAATTGAAACAGTTCGCCCAAGTGATGGTGGATTACCAATTAGTTACTTCCAAGGTCACCGTGTGATTGTAGATGACGCAATGGACTACAACACAAGTGATTTAACTGGTTCTATGTACCTCTTTGGTTCTGGTGCAATTGCTAAAGGTGTTGGTTCTCACCCAAACATCATCACAACTGAAATCGATCGTGATGCTCAATCTCACTCAGGTGAAGATTTCTTAATTAACCGTAACATTCAGTTGTTACACCCTCGCGGAGTTAAATGGACAGAGAAATCAGTGAACGAAGAGTTTCCAACAAACGATGAATTGGCAACTGGTACTAACTGGAATCGAGTTTATGAACCAAAAGCGATTCGAATTGTTAAATTTACGTTCAATACCGTAGCAACACCAGAACAATCAGGCGGTACTGGAGAATAATGAAACTAAAATAAAAAGAAAGGGTGGTGTTCATTGTCCATATTAGATCAAGTGAAACGACTGAAAGGGATTGATGATGAATTACAAGATAAATTGCTCGAGGAAATTATTAATTTAGTGACTTCGGGCGTTATGGGTTACATCAATTCTAAGCGTTCTGAGCGACTTGATGAACTACCTGATGAATTAGATTACATCATCGTAGAAGTGGCTACAAAACGATTTAATCGGCTAAATTCAGAGGGCTTAACTTCTAAGTCCGAAGAAGGTAGTTCACTAAGTTTCGAAGAAGATTATTTGAGCGAATATCATGATGTACTAAATGAATACACCGATATTCCATCGGGGCGTAGCACCATCAAAATGTGGTGATATGAATGATTTATAACGATCGAGTGGCCATCATCACCGAGGAATACGAAGAAGGTCAATTTGGAGAGCCCATTTATAAAGGGAAACAAGAAAAAGTTGTTCCCGCAGATCACTCTCCATTAACTGATAAACAACAACTGGGTTATTTTGGAACGTATAACAAAAAAGCTTTCAAATTACACTTACAAGGTGTATATAAAGATATTGTACGTATCAAATATAAAGATCAAGAATATGATGTTTCAGATGTTATCCATCATGGGTACTCAACGGTACTGGTGATTGAATGAGAGTTAATTATCGGATGAAAGGTTTAAATAAATTCTTACGCCAAGTAAGGAAAAAACCAAAACAAGTGGAAACACAAGTTGATCAAGAGCTAGCACGTTCATCATTACGAGTCGAACGTGATTCCAAAATGTTGGCACCTTGGGATACAGGTTGGATGTCAAACAATATATATTCAGATAAAGAAGGGAATCTGCGGTTTCGGGTAGTTAGTCCGGCTCATTATTCGATTTATGTCGAACTAGGCACTCGTAATCAAGCAGCTCAACCCTTCTTTTTTATTGCGCTGGAAGATGAATTTCCAAAACTAATGAAAAACTTAAATAAAATTGTGAAAGGGTGATGTGATTGCAACCTTCTAGTTTATTTATCGGTAACACAAAGGTGAACCTTGAGGAATCTCTCGGGTTCCCTTTTTATTTTGGACTACCCAGTCCAGAAATAGCTGAGCCGTTAGGGGTTGTCGGGAATCACAACGCCGATGACTCACGAACGGCAAAAAACGGTCGATTAATTGAAGATTTGAGATTACAAATCGATATTTATTTGCCGAAACAATACAACCTTCTACAGGTGAATGAGATACGAGATAAAGCAATCCGAACGATTGGAAGAAAAGGAATTAACTCAAGTGTGACAACAGATGATTCAACCAATCGTGAATTATGGCGAATCAACATTAATATATCAAAAATTATTTAAAAAGGAGAAATGCAAACATGGTTAAAACAACAACTACACAACCAATTGTTGGGAATAAGGTTGTCTATTTCACTCAATCTGTTTTAGCAGAATTAGGCGCTGAAGCAATTATGCCAGCTTTCCAAACAGATGGGAGTACAACATTTGGAGGTTCATTCTTAGATGAACAATCAAAACAAGGACGTATTCTACAAAAGTCTACAGATGAACATGCTATTGAGCTTACACAATATTACTCACCAGACGATGAATCACTAATTGACACGGAAGAAGCACAAGCTGAGGGTCGTTCCCAAAAGGTTTGGCGAGTAGTTATTGATGAATCAGTTGCTGAAGAAGGAGATCGTCCGAATGAGAAATTATATCCAGCGCACTTTGGATTTGGTCGAGTAGAAGAAATCTCTTATTCAGACGGTGAAGATTTAGTGGAAGCTTCATACACCTTAAATATTGTCGGTCGTTTACAACGAGGTATGTTCCCGCTAACGGATGAAGATATTGCGGTTATTAACACGCTATACGACTACCAAAACCCAGGGGAATCTACTGGAGACTACGACGATATGGAATTCGAAGAAGATCAACCAGCAGGTGGCGAATAATATTTATGAGGGGATTATTTCCCCTCTTTTTATTTAAATTTAAAGGAGAATGTAAAAATGGCATTAGTATTTAACGTAAATGGAAACGAACAGGAAATTAAATTTGATTTTAGAACATTATTTAAAGCAAACCGTAAATTATCTCCTAAATTTCAAGTTTAAGTTAGTCACTTGTTATAATTAGTTTTAGTGAATTTCACAAAGTTATATTGAATACTATTTAATTGTCTTTTGCTTTACATGGGTGTGGGTATGATACCTGCGTTAGCGGGATGTGTGGGGGTTGTTTAGATTCATTTCTGAACAACGCACAGGGAATATCATGCCCACAAGGGCCCCATGTCAAGCAAAAGATTACGCTGCAATCTTTAAATCTAGTTTCATTAATTCGCGAACAAACGCTTGGTGGGGCGTCTGATAATCCAAAATTTTTCGAGGATAATCATTCATCCATTGTTGAATCCTTCGGATATGGGTGTCTTTAACATCTTTTAGCGACTGATGTTTGGGTAAGAAGCGACGAATAATTTTATGTTGATTTTCACTGGTTCCGCGCTCAAATGAGGCGTATGGATGACAAAAATAGACCGTCGTTTCTTCTGTTAACTTCGATAGGTTAGCGAACTCACTCCCATTATCCGAAGTGACTGTCTTAAAGATTTGTCCTTCTAATCCATTTAGTTGTTTAATGAATGTTTCCAAGGTTTGGTCAACTGCGCTCGCTCTTTGACTCGCAATTTTGAACATTTTTTCAAATCGAGTTTTACGTTCTACTAGTGTGAGTAATACCGGTTCATCAGCATCAATATTCCCAACAACTGTATCGATTTCCCAATGGCCGAACTCTTGGCGGTCTTCTACAGATTCAGGTCGATCTTCAATAGAAGTTCCAAGGACTTTGACATTTCGGCGTTGCTTATCTTTTGGTGATCGCTGTTTACGGCCAACCTTTTCCAGCAAATCAATATTTTTCGTTTGCATAATCCCACTGTCAATCCAATTATAAAGGGTTGATGTGCTAGGAACGATGGAGTGGTGAAAATGATCTTTCGCTTTCTCAACAACAACGTCTGGCGACCATTTGTCCTCTAGCATTTTTTGATCAGCCCATTCAATAAATTGGTGTCCATCAACCCATTTTGGCCGTCGTCCACAGTTCAAGCGGTTCTGTTCGTAAATGTCATGATGAACGTCTGCAAAATAGATTTTTTCTTCATAGGTATAAACTTTTCCGTTCTGTTTCTGCTTACGGACTTGGAGAACAGAGCCAGTATTTATCGCATTATTGATGGTTTGAGGACAACGGCCGAGAAGGCCTGCAATTCTCCGATTGGAGTACTCAATATCTTTATAAGCTTCTATTTTTTTCATTTCACCATATGTGAGGTGTGTTCCTTTGTGTGATTCTGTGTTACTATTTACTTGGGTCATGTGAATTCTCCTTATATTGGTTGGTGGTACATTCAATATAACATGAATTTCACATGGCTTTTTTTATTTCAGGTGACTAACTTGATTATAAAATCTTCCCCGTAAATTATCTACTGAAAACCCAGAAACTAAACAAAAGAACAATGATGGTGCACTGAATCTGTTTTCAGCTATCAACGATGGTTCAGAAGAAGGAATTATTGACCTCATTCAACTAACCTCTAAAAAGAAAGTATCAGAAGAACAGGCACTTGAAGCAATGGAAAATTACATGCTTGAGTCAGGATTAGACGAGGAAGAAGCTTACAATCAAATCTTTGTGGATGTTAAAGAAGAAATTTTAGATAGTGGTTTTTTCGTCGGGAAACTCAAGAAACAAATCGAAAGCGTGGAAAAGGGAGCAAAAACCATCGAGAAGCACGGAACAGACGAACAGAAAACACAAGTAGGAGTCATGAAAGACATGATCGCTTCAGTCAAGAACGAGATCTACTAACTCAATGTGCTCGTCTTGGTTTAACAGATAGTGATTGGATATTATCTCGCTACTATTGGGAACTCGAAGCTGTATTCGAAGGGAAATTACTTGAGAAAGTAGACCAACGAGAAATGTTGGCTGAGTTGGCCATGAAGGTGAGATATACCATTCATTCTGAGGATCCTAAACCAAACAAAATATTCAATAAGAAACAAGAAGAACGTGAAGTTAAGAAAATGTTTAATAAAGGTGTCAACAAAGACCCTGTTAAAAAATCATTAGCTGAACGTATCAAATACGCCAATGAATACTTCAAAAAGAAAGGAGCGAGAAATGAATAATAGTGGATCATTAAATGCAATAATTGGTGCCGATATAGGTAGCTACCAAAAAGCAATGAATAACATTGAAAGCTTAACAAGACAAGCATTCAATAGTGCAAATAAAGCAGCACAATCAGGTAGTCAAGGAATGTTAAGAACAATCCAAGTCATGCTCTCATCTATTGTTCGCTCAACGAATAGTGACGTTAATCGAATCCTGAACCAATTTTCAGGTGGATTCACTGAAGCGACAGCTATCTTTCGCCGTGTCGTTGCTGGTATCGGCGAAAAACTACCCGAGCCCTTTCGGCGCGGATTATCGAATGTTTTAGATTTTAGTCGTAACCAATTTAGTTCGTTAGCAACACTCACTGCAAAAACAGCCCGAACTATGGGAAGTAGTATGCAAAGTTTTGCTGATAAATTACCAGCACCATTGGGACACGCAGTTTCGGTAATGGGGAAAAAGTTACAACAATTCGGTTACAGCGTTTCAACAACGTTCACCCGAATGGGTCAGACTGCGTATAAGACATCGAACGACATTAAACAAACGACTACCAATACGATTGATCAAATATTAAATGCATTCAAAACTAAAATATTAGAACCCTTTACTTCGGGGATAAAAGGAATAGGTACAGCCTTTAGTAATGCCTTTAAAGGTGTAGGGTCAATTATTAATAATAGCTTAATTCAACCAATGGTGAATGCTGGTAAAGCAGTATTGAACTTTGGAAAAATTATGGGGAATGCTTTAATTGTAGAACCCTTTTTATTAATTCGTGACGCGATTGTTGGAATTACAAAAGCAATTGGTTCCGGTTTATTAAATGCAGTAAGAAGAACAGGAAGTTTTGTTAAAAACTATATGTTAGCACCACTCATGGAAGTGGTTGATGTAGCTGTTCAAATCGCAAGAGAATTTGGTCAGGCTGTTTTAAGTGCTGTTACTAAAGTCGGACACACAATTAATAATTACTTCCTAACTCCTATTATGAATGCTGTCAAATGGGTAGGTAATTTAACGGCAAGAATCGGAAAAGGTTTACTAAGTGCCGTCCAATCAGTGGGTCGTTTTATTAACACTTATATGATCCAACCTCTCGTTTCAGTTGGTCGGGTTGTATTAGATATTACTCGTTATTTCGTGAGTTTAGGAGCAACAATTGCTAGAGATTTAATGCGTCCTATTTTTGCGGTAGGTCGAGCAATTAATACTTATATTTTACAACCTATTATGAATGTGGGTCGTCAATTTGCTCAAGTCGGTCGAGATTTTGCTTCTCAAATGGGCAGTTCATTCCGTAGTATCGGTACAGCCTTTGGAAACACGTTTAATGTAATCGGACAAGGTTTCATGCGATTGCCAAGATTTGCTGCAAATGCAGTCAATCAAGTAGCTGATCGTTTTAATCCGTTGGTGACTAAAGCAGGAAACGTTTCTAACCGAATGGTTACTTCGTTTTCTCGTGGCTTTAATAACATGAACCGAGTCGCCGGAAACGTCTTAAATAAAATCAGTCAGAAATTCGCCACCGGCACAAGAGGTGCGAATGGTTTCAAAGATAGTGTTATGCAACTAGCTAGTGCGTTTAGTTTGGCTGGGTTAGCTTCAAAGGCCATTAATATGATCACTTCATCATTAGATGGAGCCATTAGTCGTTATGATACGTTAAACCAATTCCCACGGATTATGGAAATGTGGGGCTTTAGTGCAGAAAGTGCAGACGGTGCTATGGATCGATTGGTCGATGGTATCGATGGTCTACCGACTAGATTAGACGACATTACAGGAAACGTACAACGATTAACATCGGTCACTGGTGATTTAGACGGTTCAACGGACGCAGCGATTGCATTAAACAACGCATTCTTAGCAAGTGGAGCAAGCACTGCTGACGCAAGCCGTGGTATGGAACAATATATTCAAATGTTATCCACCGGTAAGGTCGATATGCAGTCATGGCGAACACTACAGGAAACAATGCCGGGAGCATTAAATCAAACAGCAGAAGCCTTTGGGTATGCTGGAAATAGTGCGACCCAAGATTTCTATGAAGCGCTGAAAGATGGAGAAATTACCTTCGATGATTTCCAAGATAAACTAATTGAATTGAGTGGAGAAACAGGTGGTTTCGCAGATCAAGCAAGGGAAGCTACCAAAGGTATTCGAACATCGTTCCAAAACTTACAAACAGCAATTTCACGTAACATGGAAGGTATTATTCGTAAATTCGATGAAGTAGCAGATTCAAGAGGCTTACCGGGAATTGCAGATATGCTAGACGGTGCTAAGGTAGCTGTAGACGAATTAGGAGCAGCGGTTCAAAATGTTGTACCGAATATAATTGATGGTTTCATGCGATTATCCGGTTTTGATTTAGTCGCTATGTTAGCTTTACCTCAGTTACTAGGTGTTGTTGGAACTTTAGGTTCCGCATTAGGTGGCTTAGGTTCTATTGCTTTTGGTGCAGTCGGTGGAATTCAAACAATGTTCTCATCAGCTGCCGGAGCAGTTGCCGGATTAAGTAACGTTATTGGTGGTTTTGGTGGATTAATGGCCAACGTTGCTAGTGTCGGAATTACCGCCCTAGGTGGTATGGTTTCAGCGATTACATCAATTGCCGGCATAGCCTTATCCGCCATTGGGCCAGCAGCGATTTTAGGTTTAATTGTTGTTGGTTTAGGTATTATTCACAAATCATTTGGTACAGAAATTAATAATATGCTGAATATGGTGACTGAAAAGGCACCAGAAGTCATTGGTAGATTTGTCCGAGGAATTGCTGAAAAATTACCGGATTTAATTTTAGCCGGAACAGCGATGATTGAACAATTAACAAGCACAATTGTTGCATTACTACCTATGGTTATGGACGCAGGAATGTTTGCATTATCTTCATTAATTCGAGGAATCAATGCCCAATTCCCAAGTTTAATTAATTCAGCGCTTCAGATTATTACTGTACTAGCAACAAGTATTCTAAACGCCTTACCACAACTAGTCTTAATGGGAATGGAAATAATTTTGGCGTTCGTCCAAGGAATCATGGCAAATACGGATGCGATTATCCAGTCAGCACAAACGATTCTCTTTGGATTTATTAATTCATTTATCGCGAATTTACCTGCGATTATTCAAACAGGAGTTCAGATTATTTTATCTCTGATAGATGGATTAACAGCGATGATGCCCCAACTACTCGTTATTGGTTTTCAGGCACTCATTTCGCTTGTCGAAGGAATTTTTGCCAATTTACCTTTACTCCTTAATGGAGCAATTGCGATCGTTCAAAGTTTAGCAAATTTTGTGATTGCGAATTTACCGGTACTTTTAAGTATGGGAATGCAACTTCTGATGACGATTATTAACGGAATTTTCCAAAACTTGCCAGCGCTCATGAATGCTGGAATTCAAATTATTATGATTCTAGTTCAAACATTTATTTCGATGTTCCCTCAAATGATAATGTTAGGATTTGAGCTGATTACTAATATAGCAACCGGAATCGCTCAGAATTTACCTCTCATCATTTCTGCGGGAATCCAGCTAGTCCTTGAATTTATAGTTGGTATTTTTGGTATGCTACCTGAAATTTGGACCGCTGGATGGGAAATTATAAAAGCACTCGGTCGAGGATTACTCGAAGCGATCCCTAATATTCTGACCGGAGCATGGGAAGGAATAAAATCCGGATTTGGAAGTATGTGGGATTGGATAACTGGTAAAAACGAAGAGGGTGTCGCACAAACAGGAAATCAATTCAATACCATGAACACTAATGCGACAAACTCAACATCACAAATGGCCACTAACGTACATTCGAATGCAACAAATGCTACGAATTATTTAAATACAGCAAGCTCACAAGCTCAAATAATGGGTACTAATAATTATAGTTCTTTAGCCAATAATGTTGGGAACTCAATGAGTACGATGAGCGGAAACGTAAATAGCCAAATGGGTAGTCAATTATCATCTGTAAGTACAAACACCGGTCAATTATCATCACTTGGATATGGTAACTATCAAGCTCTGGCTGGAAACGTGTCAGGCACATTGAGTGGTATGACTGGGGATGTAGATTCCCAAACAGGCTCACAATTAAGTACAGTATCTACGAATTTAAGTGGTGTGAGCAACGCTGGTTCTACTGAATATAGCGCTTTAGCTGATTCAACCAGTAGTTCTCTAGCAAGCATGACAACAAGTGTTGAAACAGAAACACAAGCTCAACAATCAGCAGTTGAAGATGGTACAAACGCTTCAAACAAACAAGCTGAAAAAAGTTATAACGATATGGCAAAAACTGCTAAACAAGCATTAACTCAAATGACTCAAACATCGAAAAAGTCATTTAATGATATTAAAACCCAAACCAGTAGCGCAATGAAATCAATGCTTACAAATGTACGGAGTTCACTAACCAGCATGCGCGTTGCGTTTAGTAAAGCAATGAGCCAAATTACTTCAAACACGCGTCAACAAATGAACGCTTCAAAAGCGGTTGTGAGTAGTTCAATGCGTCAAATGGTTTCTACCATGAGAAGCGCAACATCACAAGCCAGATCAGCGGGTATGAATGTTGGTTTTGGTTTCCGAAATGGTTTATCAAGTACCAGAGGTTCGATCATTGGTACAGCTCGCAGTATCGCAAGCACAGTAACCAGTACCATTAGTAGTGCTTTAGCGATTCGCTCACCATCTCGTAAATTAATCGAGTTAGGTAGTTATGCAGGTGAAGGTTTAGATGTTGGTTTAGCGGGTTGGATTGATAACATCAAGAAAACATCGCTACAGTTAGCACAAGCCATGATGTTAGATGATTATGAATTACAAACATCACTGGCAACAAGCGCAAGCATTGAAAGCTCAGGCGTATCTTCAAGATTGGATAACCTAAGCGATGAAGTTCAAAACGTTGAACGTGTCGAACCAGTGTTTGAAATTCATAGCCATTGGGATGGTGAAGAAGTTTACTATTATGTTAAACGAAAAGATGCCAGAAAAGAAAACACAACCAAGTATTTTAGAGATTAGGAGGGGATAACAATAGATTTATTAATTACAAAAAGTAACGAAGAATTTAAATTATCGGATTTAGGTTTGGATGTGAAAGATGTTGAAGAATCCTCACCTAGTTTAGATGTTAGTTATCGTACAGTGACCAATAGAAGTGGACGTACACGTACTAGTAGTCAATTCGTAGTTAAAACAATCAGGGTTGTTGGTAGTTTTTACACCAGCAACCTTTTTGATTACGAAGAATTAAAAGACACATTAAACGGGAAATTAGTGAATCAAGATGCTTATTACATCACAAAAATGCTACCAGTCAATGATGGGTTTTATGGATTTGAATTACCCGGAGAAACGATAGGAGATCTTGAACCACTGGAAGCTGAACATGAAGAATATAAATATAGATACAACGTCGTTTTAACGGATTATTCTACAGATTTTAGAGGACGTTCTAATCGAGGATTGTTATTTGATTTTGAAATGTCTTTTGAAACAGATTCGTTACCGTTTGGTGAAACCGAATCAAGGAATATTACGGTAACAAACGAAATTCAGTACCGTGGTACAGCTGATAATAGTCAACTAGAGTCACCTTGGTTTGTAAGGGTAACAGCCACACAAGAACAACAAGGTGATTTTTATTTTAGAATTGGCAACCGAACATTTGAACATAATAGTTTAACCCCAATAGAGGACGGTGATGTTTTTGAATTGCGAGGTGTAGAAACCAGATTAAATCATTCAAACATTAATGAATATACAAACTATGAACATTTTATTTTAACTAAAGGAACAAATAATATTGATACTGATTTTATTGGAACCATTGAAATTATTGATTTGAAAGAATTTTACAAGTAATGAGGTGATAAATTGATAAGAATAATTGACCATGAAGGTAATGGTTATGGCGCACAAGCTGAAATTACACGTAAAAAAGGTGTAAATGGTGAAAAATCATTAACCGGTGTGATCTATACAAATGAAGAAGTTTTACACGGTGTGGATCGCGGTTGGAAACTAGAATTTGAAAATGAAATATATGCTTTTACATTCGCCTTACCAAAGGACACTGGAAATCGAATTGAGTTGGATTTTGACGCAGTACATGAGTTCTTTTTTGATATGAGTAAAGATAGCCAAAATGATTTATTAAATGATGGCTCTCATACGTTTAAAGCCTATTTAGATTTTATCTTTGGTGATACTCCATATAATTACTCGCTAGAAGTAGACGTTTCAGCATTTGAAAAAGAAACATTTGGGCAAAGGAATAGACTAGATTTATTTTATGACGTCATAGATACAGCGGGTGTCGAGTTTAGCGTGAATGGTAGTACCGTAAGAATTATTGAAAGAGTGGGTAATGATCTATCCACAATTGTTAAAAAAGGTTTTAACCTCAACGATTTACAACTTGAAAAAAATATCGGTGATTTTGTCACGTACCAAAAAGGGTTTGGTGCTTGGTTCGATGAAGAAGATCATTCTAAAGGGCGATTGGAGGTTGAATATTTAAGCCCTCTAGCAGATATTTATGGAAAATTAGACGCTGATCCTGTCGTTGATGAACGCTACGCTGTAAGAAATAACTTACTTGCTAGACTCCAAAGCAATGTAGAGGGTAGTTACCAAATCAGTGTACAAATTGACATGGAAGATCTAACTCGTGCGGGATATGAATATAAACAACCCCACGAGGGCGACAGTATCATGGCCATCAATGAAGATTTAGGATTCCAACGAAAAGTAAGAATTGTCAGTTATGAAACTGATTTTGATATTGAAGGAAACATACTCGATCACCGAATAACTTGTAATAGTATCGGTATGGTTGAACAATCGATTTCAAGTACAAACGGTATTAAATACGCCATTAATGAATTACAAAATGATTTAGAGTTAGCTCGAAACCAAATAACAGAAGCTCGATTATCAGCTGATGGTAAGTCGATGAATTATTATGGGCCGGTTGAACCAACCGAGGATGATTATAAATTATCTATTGGTGATACATGGTTCGATACGAGCGGCGAAAATACTGTAATTAAAGCTTGGAATGGTGTCGAATGGCGTAATGCCGGTTTAGACAGTAAAGCATTACAACGCCAATTTGACGAGGTCAAACGCGAAATCCAATCCGAAAAAGAACGCATCGACGATGTCGTCCAGCAGATCGACGTAGACATTACTGATAAATTCACGTCGCTCGACGAAACAATCTCTGACGTCCAATCCATCACCAACGCCGCCCAAGCAAGCGCTGATGTCGCTCGTGACCACGCACTCGATGCACTAAGCGGTGCAAACACTGCGATGATTGACGCGCGGAGTGCGTTGAACGGTATCGATCAATTGGAGTCTACTGTGGCGGATATAAATATCGACATTGATGAAATTAACGGTACTTTATCGTTAAAAGCCGATAGTGATACCGTCAATGCATTAGATGGCACCGTAAGCAGCCTAAGCACCGAAGTCGGTGTAATTGCGGGCGAGTTGAGTGCAAAAGCGGATAGTAGTTTAGTCGATACAATTAGCGGGATTGTTGATAATCACACGCTGGATATCCAAGCGAACGCGGAAGGGTTAGCGTTGAAAGCCAATCAAGACACGGTAGATACACTAGCTGGAACGGTGCAGAGTTTAGGTACAGAGTTTAATGCAGTCGCTGGACAAGTGAATTCGAGAGTTTGGAATACGGATATTGAGACGGCGATTGATGATATTGAGGTTGGGGGTAGGAATTACTTATTAGATTCCGAAAGGACCCGAGTAATTAGCGGTTTTTGGATATCGTGGGACTTAAGTCCTGCAAAAGAAAATCTGGCAGGGAGAGAAGTAACGGTTTCTTTTTATGCTAAAGGAAATAATGGGTATTCAAATCATGTTCAAGCTTATTATAGGCGAAGTAATGGTACCAATTTAGGCACTGACATATCAACAAACCGTCCCGTAAGTGCTGAATGGGAATACTATGAAATAAAAATTCCTTTGAATCGCATTCCAGAAGATATGACTGAGTATTCTGTTTTCGCATTGCGACATCTTGAGAGAACAGAAACAATCAGTGTAAAAAATGTCATGTTATCTATTGGTACAATGGGCTTGGATTGGACCCCCGCCCCCGAAGACACGCTAGCTAAATTCGACCACATCGGAACCGAATGGACGCAGACGTTTGATGAATTTAGTCAGACGGTGTCTAGTATCGATGGGCGCGTGAGCAAACAAGAACAACGTGTAGACAGTATCACAACTACCATTCAAGAAGTACAATCGGATATTGATGGCAATACCAAACTTATCAATCAAACAAAGTCAACTGTTGATACACACACGCAAACGATTGCAACGATCGAAACAGACTTAGATGGCAAAGCAACTGTTACCCAATACAACACGATAAAAAACACCATTGATAGCACTATCCAACGTATTGGCGACGCAGAAGGTAACATAACACAAATCGAAGCTAACATTGACGGACTGCAGTCGACAGTGGCTGACAAAGCGAGCCAAACAGAAGTTACGCAGTTAAGTAATCTATACAGCGTTGTTGTAAGTGATTTAACTGACTTAGAAACAGATACCGAAGCTCAGTTCTCTGTGATGTCGGAACAAATTAACCTCCGAGTCACTAGCAACCAGCTAGACACAGCAATCTCTGATAGTCTATCCACGGCTGAAGCCTATGCAGACGCAACTGCTCAAACGGCACAAGAAGCTGCGCAAGAATATGCTGAAACAAAAGCAGCAGCCGAAAGAGAGTTAGCTGAAATTTACGCGAGTGGATTGATATCAGCTGAACAGCAAGAAAGAATTACAGCCATTGAAAACAATCTATCAGAAGCACAATCGTATGCTGAAACAAAAGCAAGCGAAGCTAAAACAGCGTCTGATGCGTATACTGATATTGTGGCAAAAGATAAAGTCGACATTGGGAAAGTGGTCTCTCAGATTAATATTGAGACAGATAACATTTTGATCGAATCAGGTAAATTGCTATTAGACGCTGATACCGTCGCGTTTAGTGGCTCCGCGTTTATACCCGGTGCGTACATCGAAAACGCAAGTATTGATAACGCAAAAATAGCGAATGCAACGATAACCAGTGGGAAAATTGCGAATTTAGATGTGAATAAGTTGTCGGGTAATCGCACGGAGTTTGTCCAATCGGCTTGGAATAATGCAGTTGGTGGAAATGTTTCGATTAGTGGAAGTGGAATACGCACAACTGCCTCAGATGGCTCCCAAGGACTTATTCAAAATGGTGTGTTCTTAGCACGGAGACCAGAGAGTGGTTCGACGGTTGGTTATATTGGATATGACCAGTCAAATGGCCCTTCTTTTCAAGTAACAACAACTTTAGGTGCTCACTTTAAAGTAAGAAACCACTTAGGTAATAAAGTTTACAAGGATTTGTTTTCACTTGAGTCTGGAGGAGCAACCGCTCGATTTAGTGTCGACCAAGTTTTAAACAATAGTGGTAAATTCCGTGGGTATGAATTCGAGCCCCGTTATGGTGGTAGATTTTATTCAACTAGTGGTTATGAGACAAGACTTTATGGGTCTAACAATAATCTATATTTTATGGTCGGCAGCGATGACTGGAGCGGTAGAGTATTTCGAATGAACACCACTCGAAACTTTTCTTATGTTCCCTTAAATATGGATGGAAACGAAATATACAGTTCGCCGTCTATATCAGATGAACGACTAAAAAACATACATGGTTTACGAACAGACAACGACTTAGAAAAACTAATGAAAATTGAATATGTTAATTTTACTTGGAAGAGTGAAGAGCGTGGGGGCGACGATTTAGGGTTTATAGCCCAACAAATACAAAATATTGTTCCTGAAATTATTATGGAATCGGCAAATGGCTATTTAGGTTACAACAGCAATAGTTATATGAATTTTATAGGACATTCTGTACAGCAACTATCACTAGCGCATGACAACACAAATCTAGTCGCAAGCGAAGCGTTAATATTGGCAGAAGAAACAAATATTTTAGCATTGAACAACAAATCAGAAATTGATTTATTAAAAGAAGAAAACAAAGAACTTAGAACTGAAATACAAAAATTGAAAGAGGTAGCATAAATGAAAACTATTAAATTACAGAACAAAGACTTACCAAGTATTTATCAAATGTTGGAAAACTTAGGAATTGAAGGCTACAAAAACAAACGTGGAAAGGGGAAATTACAACGAAATATCAAAGCGAAATTTGAAGAATACCAAGAAGATTTAAAAGTCATCCAAGATGAACACTTTGCAAAAGACGATGAAGGCAACTACAAGCAAGAACGCAATGCACAAGGTCAACAAGTCTTTGTGTGGTTAGAGGACATTTCCAATGAACAGAAGAAGCAAGCGAACGAAGCGACAAAAGAACTCGCAGACGAAGTGGCGACAATTGATATTGTAGAACATGAAACGAAAATTAAGACGTTCTTTGAAGCGGTACAAGAAGATGAATTCACTGCTAAGGACGGTTTTAAAGATGAACCGTTTGATATTTTAATGGATGCGTTAGAAAAAACTTTCGAAAAAGAAAAGGAGAATGAATAATTATGGCATTAGACAACATTCAACAATCCGTTACGTTAACAGGTGAGTCGGTCATTGAAGAAAACACAGTCGTACAATTTACCGCCCACATTCCAAACAACGGGATTGCAGGGTCGGTTGCGGTAAATATCCGAGACATCACACGATACAACGAACACCGCTCACAAGTACGACAAGACCAAGCGGAGTTCCAACAACGAGTATGGGAAGAAGAAGATGAGATGAGCGCAGAAGCTGCCGAAGAATAATCGGTGGCTTTTTATTTTGGAAAGGATGTGGACGATGGAGGAAATAGTCGAAAATATCGGAACACTCGCGTCATTTATTGGCTCACTCACTGTTGTAGGGAGTGCATTAATTTGGATCTACAATAAGTTTATTGGAGCCCCGCGTGAGAGAAAGCGAGAACAGGAAGAAGAAAAACGACACAAAAGAATGATAAGGGTTGTTACCAAAGAAAATGAGCCTTTGGTTAAATCCATCGATAATTTAACTAGTTGGATCGAAGAGAGTCGCCATGATCGAGAAAACTTAAACAAAATTGCCGATAAAAACACCTTATTGCTTGGTGACCATGGGGAGCAACTAGACGAGCACAATGGGCGTTTAATTGCGCTAGAAACGAAGAATGGTATTACAACCGTCAAGTACAGAGAAAAACATGGGGAGGATAAGTAAATGATCGAAGAATTAATTAATAATGCAGTGTTGGTGGCTGTTATTTTAGCACCAATCACCACAGGGATCATCGAAGCCGTCAAACAAACAGCGAATATTGATAAACAGTACCTGCCAATTTTAAGTTTATTGGTGGGTATTTTAGTTGCGGTACTCATTGCGTTAGGTACCGACCAAGACCTCGTACAGTTTGTTTTGGTGGGTATTATCGGAGGATTAGGCGCAAGTGGATTATACGACCAAACACAGATAAAGGAGTAGATGAATAATGGCTTATATTGGTTTAGATATTGGACACGGTTCAAATACGTTCCCACCAAACAAAGGTGTATATCGAAACGGAAAAGGATATGCAGAGTACGATTTCAACCGTAAATTAGGTAAACGAGTAAAAGAATTATTAGAGCAAAATGGGCACAAGGTTATTTTAGGACAACCATTAAATGGAAAAGATGTGCCTTTAATTACTCGAACAAACTTATATAATCGTGAAAAAGTCGATTTAGTATTATCTTTACACGCTAATGCAGGAGCTAGTAATGTATCTGGTCGTTGCGCTTTTTATTGGGGAACTTCTAGTAAGTCTAAAACACTTGCTCAGGCGGTTATCAATGAAATCAAGGCGAAAGGATATAGTACCCACGGAAACGGATTACACGCAGGAGTTCGTGGAACATGGACAAACCTACACATTAACAGAGAAACGAATATGCCTGCTGTTTTAGTTGAGCATGGTTTCATGACAAATGCTAGTGACTTCCAGTTGATTTTTGGAAACAAACAGAATGAATATATCGAAGATATGGCGCAAGCAGATGTGGCAGGAGTTGTTAAATGGTTAGGTGGTAAACCCGTTAAACCAAGTAAACCGTCAAAACCAAGTAAACCGTCAAAGCCAAGCAAACCTGCTAAACCCTCAACTGGATCAGACGGATTGTATGGCGCCCGATTAGTCAAGAACGAGAATGCTTATTTCTTGGCCACTGAAGATATTAAAGTTCGTAACGCACCATCAACGTCTGCTAAGCATACCGGTACCCTGCCAAAAGGTAGTTCAATTAACTACTTTAAGGTGTACGAGGGTAATGGTTATCGTTGGCTACAATACACCGGAAACAGCGGAAATACGCTCTATGTACCGTATCGTGAGTCAGGTAGTGGGAAAGAGCAGTGGGGGACTTTCCACAGTGAAAGACCTAGTGGTTCAGGAGCGAAAACTTATAATTTAACGGTCGATGGCTACCTAGGCCCAGAAGTAGTCAAAGCCTTACAAAGCCATTATGGTTTAATTGTCGATGGCGAGATGTGGGGGCAATACAGTGGTAACCAAGCAACCAAAGCCTTTAATCAAAAAGCCGTCAAATACGGCAAAGGTGGATCGCCTGTTGTTCGAGAGTTGCAAAAAACAATCGGTGTAACTGCTGATGGAATTTGGGGAATAGGAACGACTAGAGCGTTACAGCGGTACTTGGGCACGCCGGTGGATGGAATTATTTCTAGACCATCTACAGCAATTAAAGAATTGCAGCGCAGACTTAATAATGGGACATTTTAATAAATATACTAAAAGGGTAGTGGACAGTTGTCTGCTACCCTTGTTTTTTATGCAAACAAAAAAGCGACTGGTTAGGCCGCTTAGTTTTGTATATAATAGGTAGAGAAAATGAATTAGTGGTCAGTAAGTGGTCAAAAGTGTTGGTAACTGCTCAGTGACAACGTGAGATGACTCCCCTCAACTCCATAATAGCTTTACTAAGGTTTTCCACCAGCTTCTAAACGCTGGTAGGAAGCCTTTTTTAATTCTAAAGCTTTGCTTACATTTGCTATAAACCATTACTAACCATTACCATTTCCATTACTACTGGAAAAAGGGTAATGGTTTTATTTTTAGTGATATTTTTTATATACAGATGAATTAAGTCAACCATTAATCTCATATTCACTACAGGTTATCTCAATCGTATTATTCATTGGATCTAAGACTGGAAAACTCCAGTAACCAACCCATTGTGGCACGCTATGGTATGTCTTGACCCTTTCCTTTTGCAATCTAGCAATGACTTGATTGTACTCATTCGATTCAAATGCTATTGACCAACTCGTCCTAGGTGCCACCCCACCTTTCCATCCAGGTTGGATGGAAAACAAAGGAAAAGCTTTCTTAAAGTCTTTGTGGTATTGAATGGATAACTGATGGTTGTTTATATTAAAAGCAATATCGTCTTCTTCATCCCATATAAGCTCTAATGCTAATATTTCTGAATAAAATTTTTTCGTCTCACTCATATTATTTGTGAATAGATACGTAAATCCTAGATTAGCCATTTTATATTCCCTTCTCCCTTTTTATGAACTACTTAATATTTATATAAAATATCGGAGACTTAATCACGTAACAATAATTGAGCTCTCTTTTAACTATTATTATTAATTCTCCATAAACTTCGCAAACTTATCTGCTGTGTCTTTCTTTTCTTCTTTTTTAACGTGAGCATAGATATTCATCGTTGTTTGGATATCTGTGTGTCCTAGGCGAGCCTGAACATCTTTTATTGAAGCTCCCATAGAGAAGAGGACACTACAATGCGTGTGTCGCAACCCATGAACGGTAATTTGTCTGAGTCCATTACGCTTTTGCACATTTCTCATACGGTCATTGGGAACATTAATTGAATAGAAATTATTTCTCGTATTCGAAAAAACATGCTGATCGGGTGTATTGGTACTAAATCCAAGTTTCAGCATGAATTGAGCTTGATACATCTTCCACTGCTTTAAAAGCTTCATCGAGTCATAATCCATATCAATTACTCTTCGACCGTTATTCCGATCATCGTTGCCGTATGGTTTGCCGCTAAAGTTGAAAAATGGTGCAAGCAGTTCATCCCAACCGTAGTCAAAACGTTCTTAGTTCCATTTACCACCTTGCTTATCACCGTTCCGGTCACTTTCTTAGTCATCGGACCGCTAGCATCTTGGATCGGGGATCTATTAG